TAATCTATTGAAACGTTGGGGTGGTTGGTTAGACTATGGTGACTTTATTGTATTGAGTGGAACCGGTGGTAAAGACGGAGTTTACCAAGTTAAAGATACAATGAACAAACGATTTGTAAATCGTATTGATATCTTGGAATCACCAGGAACCAAACCATACAAGTTTACAGATGCTAAAATCAAGAAAGCAAATCTAAACGAGGATATAAAATTTGTTTCAGATAATTAAAAAAGTTCTTGACAACGGAACAAAAATGTTGTATATTAGTAGAAAAAAAAGGTTATAGAATTATGAGTAAAAAAGAATATAAAAAATATCAACAATCAATATGGTATAAGATAGAAAGATTTTTTGATAGACACAATCACTTGATGGAATTTATCAGAACACTTCTGGCATTTGTTGTCCTATCTTTACAACTATATATAATAACGAGGTTATAAATGAGTTTTGAAAACTTTTTCGGAGAAGCAGAATTCGATTACGAATTAGAAAAACAGAAGTTCATAGACAATATGGATTTTCTAAAATCAATGTCGGTCCAAGAACAAACACTTTACAAAAAGTGGCAAGAGTTCAATAAGGACGAAAAACTAATGTCACAGATTACATCATTAGATGTTATATCAAATCAGTTGTGGAAACCAACTGATATCAACAACTTAGAACAAACCATACAAGAAATAAATGATATGGAACCAATAGTAGAATATACACAAGATAATGCTAAGTGGACTTTGTTAAGACAAGGTATTTCATCTATGGAGTTTGTTGCAAATCCTGGTCGTAATATAAAGTTCTATGTTAAAGACAAAGTCAGTAATAAATACTTAGGTGTTATTTGTATGGGTAGTGATGTTACGAGTTTAGGTTCTCGTGATGAGTATATTGGTTGGACAAAAGATAATAAATTCAAAGACGGAAAACTAAATCACACTGCAATCGGAACTTCAATCATAGCTACACAACCATTAGGATATAATTTCTTGGGTGGTAAGTTAGTATCAGCTTTGGTTACTTGTTCAACGATTAGAAACAAGTGGCAAGAAATGTATAACGAAACATTGGTCGGTGCAACAACAACTGCACTATATGGTATTCACTCTCAATACAACGCAATACCACATTGGAAAACATTAGGAGAAACTAAAGGTAAGATTAGTATCAAGCCAGATGATAGTGCTTATGATGTTTGGCACCAATGGTTGAAAGATAACAAAACAGAAAAGTATAATAAACTTACGGAACTTCGTCCAAACGGACAACCGCAAACAGGTATCAAACAAAAAATTATTCAAATGATTTATCAAGAGTTAGGAATCAAACGAGCAAAGTATGAACACGGATTTAAACGAGGTACTTACTATGCAGACATCTATGAAAATGGTAGACCTTTCTTACGAAACGAAATCAATGAAGATGAATTGGTAATGAAAGAAAAATATAAATTAGATTATGACAGAATTATCAATTGGTGGAAACCAAAAGCAATAAGAAGATATGAAAAACTTCATAAAGAAAATAGATTAAAACCAGAAAAATTGTTTTATTCTGATATCATTGGTATGAGTTGGGAAGAAACAAAAGAAAAATATTTAGGAGATATTGGAAGATGACATTAACAGAACAACAAATAACAGATAATTATAAAGACTTACGAACAATTATCAACAATACATTTAGTGGAGATAGATTAGAACGACTAAATAAAATGTATGATGACTTTGAAGACAGAATGGTTGTAGCACCAGCGAGTTCAGTAGAACATTATCACAATTCAAAAGTCGGTGGATATGTAGAACATATATTACACGTGATTAAATTCTCACAACAAATTAAAGAAGTGTGGGAACAAGCAGGAGCAACGATTGACTTCACAGATGAAGAATTAGTTTTTGCAGCTATGCACCACGATTTAGGTAAATGTGGTGATGAATTAGGAAATGAATTCTATACACCAAACGAATCTGAGTGGCATATAAAAAACCAAGGTAAGATTTATAATGTAAATCCAGATTTAGAGCATATGGATGTTACGGATAGAAGTTTCTTTTTATTACAACAATATGGTATCAAGTATTCTACAAGAGAATTCTATGGTATTAGATTGGCAGACGGAATGTATGTAAAAGCAAATGAAGCATATTTAAAAACATCAATGCCAAATATGATGTTGAGAACACACTTACCGATTATCATTCATCAAGGTGATATGATGGCTACATACTACGAAAGAGATATGTGGAAAAATGGTAATAAGAAAGAAGCTAAAAAAGTTGAGAAGTCAGTAAACAAAATTAAAAACGCAGTTGACACAGAAGTAAAAGAAAAGTTTACTAAATCAACAGAACCAAAAGATATCTTTAACGAATTGTTTGGAGAGAAAAAATGATAGGATACATATTACTAACACTACTTGTTCTAATATTAGGTTGGACTACATTTAATCAATTGAGAAAAGTAGAACGATTAGAAAGTTGGATTGAAGATTATGCACAAAGAATACAAGACACAAAACAAGTCTTAGAAGAAATAGATGCTAAGGGTAGTTTTGAAGCTGATGATGAAATCGGTGTAGTTTTTACATCAATTAAAGAAGCAGTAGATGAGATAAACGAAATAACAGAAACGGAGTTATAATGCCAAGAAAAGCAGCAAAGGGTTCACCAAGATATTACTTCCACCAAGGAACAGAAGACGCAATCATTAGACATAATAAAGAAACTCGTCCACATATGAGAGAACGAATTTACAATGAACACATTAGAGTTCCATTTGAGAAGTTGGCAGAAAACATTATTCATACATTTAAGTTTTATTACTTTGATGTTCCGAGTGTTGATGTAATGCACGAGGTCGTAAGTTTCTTGTATATGAATATGCATAAGTTTGCCGAGGGTAAAGGGAAAGCATTTAGTTATTTCAGTATTGTTGCTAAGAATTATTTGATTCTACACAACAACAATAACTACAAGAAGATGAAAAATACTGACCAAGAGGATGCGGGTGATTATAAACGAGACCCAGTATCAGAAGCAAATCATAAAGATTTAATATCTGCTAAAAAAGAATATATGGATTTGTTTGTAGACTATTGGACCAACAATCTAACTACCGTGTTCAAAAGAAAACAAGATATTGATGTTGCTAATGCGGTTATCTATTTGATAGAGAAACGAGAGAACATTGAGAACTTCAATAAAAAAGCTCTATACATTATGATTAGAGAGATGACAAATTCAAACACACAACACATAACTCGTGTTGTTAATGTAATGAAGAAACATCATTACAATCTACAAAAAAATTATTTGACTACTGGCTCGATTGAAACCAAGTGGACTGGCAGTTGGGATAATTTATAATGAACATAAAAGACTTTTTAAGAGAAGACGCCAAACTAAAAGAAACTATGGTAGACTCAGCTCTTAATATGTGTCGTAGGATTAAGCAGTATAATATTAAAAGTGGACAACCACATTATCTTTTAAAAAATATGATTCGTTCCTATACCAGTTACGATACAGAATATTTAATCACCAAAGAAACTAAAAAAGTTTTAGAAAATTTAGGTTATAACTTTAATGAGTTTCAGAGAAGAAGTAATATACATAAACTAAAAGATGACAATGGTAATCGGTTATTAACTTTTGAACATATGATACCAGCGATTGTTTTACAAAATATTTTACTTAATAGTCCTGAAGACATAGATTCATTTAAAAAAGTTTTAGATAAGAATAGAGTTACCATTATGTTGAAGACACAAGATAAATTATTAACAGAAGCTGGACTACGTTCTAAACTTCCAATTGATGATTTAGATATGGCAGAGGAAAGATATAAAGTTTGTAATATTGAGTTGTCTGATGTAGTTGTTAAAACCTATGGTGATATGAAAATATAACAACGGGCGATATTTCTACCGCCCGTTAATTCCACCTTTATTTGTTGAGTAATCCTAATATCACCAATAGTGATATGAATCCAGCGAACCCTGCATTACCAATCAAGTTCACTAAATTAATCAAATTACCCACAATGTCTATGCCTAAGAATCCACCTACAAATACTAATTGTACGAGAACCCCTAATCCAATAATGTGAAGTAGTAAGTCTTTAATTCCACCTACTGCTTCCATTACCATTTTCATAGTTTCTTTCATTGCGTTTCCCCCTTTTATTAATCTAAAAAAGTCGGTATTATCCGACTCGTATAATAACTATAAGCAAATATAACAAAAATTAAATGGTATATAAATATATATTGTCTTTTTTTAACTATTCTATATTTATTGTTAGGTAAAAACTATGGCAAAAGACTACGAAATATTCGAGGGAAAAACCCTATCAGATGTCTTCAAAGACATATATGATAATTCCAAAACCAATAAACAACAATTAGAAGTATTAATGAAAGAGGTTGTGGGATTTATCAAAGACGGAGATACGGCCGTTCAAATCGTTCCTATGCTAAAAGAGTATTTAGAAATCAATGTAAAGAACGACGAACAACTTGTTAAGTTGGCAACAATCGTTCAAAGAATTACAGCAGCTGAAGGAAGAGTATCGGATTCAGGAGATGAGTTCGGTTTATCAGAAGCAGAAAAAGAACAACTGATGAATGCAATAGAATCAGATGTTCAAGAGTTACAAATCAAAAAAGACGAAATAGAGTCAAGCATAAGTAAGGAAAATTAAATGGCACATACAGTTGTTGACCAAAGTGCTGGTGGAGATGACAACTCACTCGATAATAGTTTTGTTACAAAAACAGAATTATTTACCATACTAAAACAAATATCTGATGTTTCTAAATTTTATGAATTAGAAGTGTTTGAAGTTTTAGATGTTTTTCGTGAGGGTGGAACAATACAAGAATCAGGTGAAGTTAAAGGTAGATATCTTAAAGATTCACCAAAAGAAAAAATCACTACATTTAAACCATTAAATGCGAATATTTTACAAATGCCAGTTGTTGGTGAATTATGGTTAGGTATACACTATACCATAGGAGACGCAAATCCATATTATATAGGTAGGGTTGGTAAAGATTTATCATTGGTAAATGATGGTGGATACTACAATGAAAGTGCACCAGGTGAGGAAAGAGCAATTGATACTTTGAAACTTGGACAGACAGTATTGAACTCAAATAAATTATTTAAAGATTATAAAGAGGGTGTGAGGTTTAAAAATATATCACCACAGAAATTGGTATCTTTTGAGGGCGATACAATAATACAAGGAAGATTTGGAAACACTATTAGATTAGGGAGTAACCAAAATTCAGGTATTGCTAACTCACCAAATATTAAAATAGTTTCTGGATTATTTTCAGGCGGTGAAGATTTAGATGATGACGCATCATCAATATACTTAACATCACAAGAAGTCGTTGATTATTCAAATCCTTCTTTTAGTGTTATGGATAGTGCATACGACCAACCACAAATTACTATTGATTCTAATAGACTTGTGTTTAATGCTAAGACAGATGTTATCGGTATGTTTGCACAAAAAGATATCAACATACAATCAGTAGAAGGAGATGTTGCTATTAATGCAAAAGACAAAATTACATTAAGACCAAAGGAAAGTACAATAGAATTTGATATCAAAGGAAGTGGTAATGGAAGAATAGTTAATCTTACAAAAGAGGGTATTCCATTTCCAGATTTAAATATGGCAGGATTTTTAAAACAAACAATGGGAATACAAAAATTATTTCAAGCATTTACCATTGGTCTTCCTAAACTATCTAATCCAGTAACTTTACCTTCTGGTGTGAAAGATATCGAAAAAGGTTTAGAGGGTGCAAAAAACTTTGTTGAAGCAACATTGAATTTAGAATTTTTAGAACAAAATGTATTAACCACTAAGACACTCGGAGAGATAAAAGCATCATTACCAATACCAGAGAGTCTTTTAAATGTGGTTGGGGATATTGAAGAATTCTCACAAGATATAGAGGGAGCTATTCAAAAAGCAGAAAATTTTAAAAATGAAAATGAAGCTATATCGGAAAGAGCAAATCAAATTTCTGGTGCAATAGACGCCGGAGATAGAGGAGATTTACTTGCTTTATTAGAAAATATACCAGCAGAAGAAAGGGACCAAATACCAGGAGCTAATGACGCATTAGCTATCGCACAAGATAAAAGTGTGGGTGGTGGAGATATACCAAGAGCAAGAGAAAACGGAGTGTTCAGACTTCTTGAAGATTATATTGCAGAACAAGGTAGTGTAGAGGGAGATGTCGAACAATTAAAAATGTATGGAAAGATTTTAAATTTAACAAAACAGGAGTAGCAATGAAGAAAAATGACTTAATAAAAATAATCGAATTAGTTGTCCGTAAAGAAGTTAAAAAACAGATGACCGAGATATTTATTAATGACGAAAAAGAAATCAGTTTATCAGAAACTATTTCTAAACCAACACCCAAAAGAGTAATTAAGAAAAAAACAAAAAAACAATACTCAAAAGATAAAACTTTAAACGAAGTATTAAACAACACCAGACCATTGGGTTCATCAGGACAAACTGATGAATATCCAACATTGGGCGGTGGAGTGTTAGGTTCTGACAATATGGCAGAAGTATTGGGTTATGGAGATTTAGGTAGAGGACAGAATAAAGAAGTGGCGAGAGAAATGGCAGCAGTTGATTCAATCAAGAAAGCTGGTGTTTCAGTAGACGCAGTGCCTGAGGATGTTCAGAATGCACTAACTCGTGACTATTCTGGTTTGATGAAAGCAATAGATAAAAAGAAAAAAGGTGAAGGTAATTATAGACCTTAATAAAAATGGCAAGAAGTGTAAGAGAAATAGATAGAAATGAAGACAAGTATGTCGGAATAAGATTTCCATTGGACCATAGTCCAGAGGGATTTTTTTACAAGACAAAAACTGTCTTAGAACAATCAAAAGCAAATTTACAAAACTTGTTATTGACAACGCCAGGTGAAAGAATATTTCAACCAGAATTTGGTTCACAATTAAAATCAATTGTGTTTGAACAAGGTGAGGATATTCCAAATAGAATTGAAGAAGCTATTCGTTCAGCAGCTGGTAAATTCTTAGCATATATTAATATAGAAAATGTTTTCACTATACAACAAGATAATGAAGTTAACGTTTCAATTGAGTTTTCAGTACCTTTAAATCCTGATGCTATTGAAGTGTTAAATTTTGATTTTAGAATTGGAGATTAAAAATGCCAGATTACGGTACAAATAAAAAGATAGTTAGTAAAGAAGTAAATTATCTCGGTAGAGATTTTACAGACATAAGAAATAATTTAATTGAGTTTGCGAAAAATTATTTTCCAAACCAATACAATGATTTCAATGAAGCATCGCCAGGTATGATGTTTGTTGAAATGGCATCGTATGTTGGTGATGTATTGAATTACTATGTTGACAACCAATTCAGAGAAACACTTTTGCAATATGCAGAAGAAAGAAAAAATGTATTAGCAATTGCACAATCATATGGATATAAACCTAAGTTAGCAACACCATCAACGGTTGAACTAACCGTAAGTGTTGAGGTCCCTGCTAAGTCTGATGGTGTTGGTGGATTTATAGCTGACTTAGATTATGCAGGTGTATTGAGTGCAAACTCACAAGCAGTTGCAGGAAACG